GACTTAGTGAAAGTCAGACGTAAAAGAAAAAGAGAAATGAAGTGATTTAATGCAACAACAAGCATATATAAACGCAACGATTGATATAAGGATACCTACAGAAGTTGAATATCAGTATTTTGATGATGTGGATAAAGAAAAAGAATCGCTGGCAGATTACTTATATAACAATCCGGACGAATTACTAGAGTATGACAATTTAAAAATTAGAAATGTAAATGTAGAGGTGGAATAAATGGGCAGTGTTGTAATCATTAATAATAAACCATATAAATTTAACAATTTTGAAAAAGAAATAATGGCAAAGCGTGGGATAAATGCTGGAATTGTTTCTAAACGTGTTAGAGGTTGTTGGGAGTTTTCAGAAGCTTTAGACGCGCCTTATGGCATGCACCTAAAAGAATATAGAGAAATGAAACAAATGGAAAAGATTAAACAAGCGAGACTCGAACGTGAATTGGAAAGAAAGCGAAAGAGAGAGGCTGAGCTAAGAAGAAAGAAGCCACACTTGTTTAATGTACCTCAGAAACATCCAAGAGGACGTTATGCGTGCTACCTGATGGAAAACGACATATTCGTGAAAGTTAAGAAGTAGATCATGACAGATAACGCACGCAAAGAATACCTAGATCAATTCTTTGGATCTAAGAGATATCTGTATCAGGATAACGAACGAGTGGCACATATCCATGTAGTAAACGGCACTTATTACTTTCATGGGCATATCGTGCCAGGTTGGCAAAGCGTTAAAAAGACATTTGATACTGCTGAAGAGCTCGAAACATATATAAAGCAACATGGTTTGGAATACGAGGAACAGAAGCAACTAACTTTATTTTAGAGGAGATGAAAATGATGAGAATTAAAACTGCAAGCATAGAAGTTGAAAAAGTGGAGGAGATGGAATGATACCTAAATATCGAGTGTGGGACGAATATACAGGGAGAATACACGATGTTGTTGGATTCGACTTCATTGAGAATGAGGTTCACTATGAAAACTACGCGGAAGCAGAAGCTTTAATACACGCAAGAGATTTCAAAGATGTAGAACTTATGCAAAGTACAGGACTTAAAGACAAAAACAACAACGAAATATATGCGGGAGATATAGTTGAGTTCGATATTTCCGTTGCATACGAATATGACATATTAAACAAAGCTATAGTTACGATGTCAAATGTTGGTGGTGTTAAGCCTACTCTTTTCACGATGGAAGAATGCGGTGACATAGTTGAATGGTCGTATTTTGAAAAAGATATAGATGAATTGGATTTCTTCGATGATTGCAAGGTTGTTGGGAATATTTACGAAACACCGCATCTATTATGAGAGGAGAGATAGAATGAACTATGAAACAGGGTTCCAACTAGGTGTAATGGAAGCTAGGTTGAAGAAGATGAGAAAACAACGTGATGAGTACAAGAAGCAACGTGATGAGCTTATCGTGGATATAGGTAAGTTAAGAGAACGCAATAAAGAGCTAGAGAAGAAAGCGAGCGCATGGGATAGGTATTGCAAGAGCGTTGAAAAAGATTTAATAAACGAATTCGGCAACGATGATGAAAGAGTTAAATTCGGAATGGAATTAAACAATAAAACTTTTATGGAGGAAGACACTAATGAATAACCGTGAACAAATAGAACAATCCGTTATAAGTGCTAGTGCGTATAACGGCAATGACACAGAGGGATTACTAAAAGAGATTGAGGACGTATATAAGAAAGCGCAAGCGTTTGATGAAATACTTGAGGGAATGACAAATGCTATTCAACATTCAGTTAAAGAAGGTATTGAACTTGATGAAGCAGTAGGGATTATGACGGGTCAAGTTGTCTATAAATATGAGGAGGCACAGGAAAATGACTAACACATTAACAATTGATCAGTTACAAGAGTTATTACAAATACAAAAGGAGTTCGACGATAGAATACCAACGCTGAACTTACGAGATAGCAAAATAGCATATGTAGTTGAATTCTTTGAATGGTTTAATACATTGGAAACGTTTAAGAACTGGAAGAAGAAACCAGGTAAGCCGTTAGACGTACAGTTAGATGAATTAGCTGACATGTTGGCGTTTGGATTGAGTATTGCAAATCAACAAGAGGTAACGAACGAAAAATTAGAATATGGATTAAGCACTCTTAGAAAAGATGGGTATCTTTACAATGAATCTCAATCCGTTTGGGACTTTATGTCAGATGTATCAAACGTTGGTTTAGAACCTTTAAGTGCAGTTATTATACCACTAGATATTGCTTACAACTTATATTCTATCGACCAACTCATTGACGCATACAAAAAGAAAATGAAAAGGAACCACAAAAGACAAGATGGAACAGCAGACGCAGGGAAAGGATACGTGTAAAGACATCTTAGATCGAGTCAAGGAGGTTTTGGGGAAGTGACAATAAACAAATTAAAAAATATGCTCACGAATATTGGTTTGAATGTAGAAAGTGAGAAGTTATCCAAAGTTGAAGTCCAGTTATTTCCGACAGACCAACCATTAAAAGATAATACAGTGCTTGAAGGTTATTCTTGCAATATTAAGAATTGGCCTAAGTTCAAAATTTGGATAAACAAATCTAACAAAGTAACTATAAAATCACGTGGAGTTCAAAAGAGTTTTGATATAGAAGATGAGAAGTCATTAAGGAAAGAATTAAAAGGTTTTGAAATTTTGTAAAAGAGGTGCTGAGGAAGTGAATTACATCATTGCATTAGTCACGTTAGTTGTAGGTGTTGGGACATTTAACTATTTAGTTAAGATGTATATGCTTTCGAGCAAGGAAATGGATTTATTTACATGCAGAATTGGAATGTTATTGACCTTAATCGTTCTAGTAGATTTTGCAAAGCGCCAAAATATGTTGGTTACATTGAGTGTTTTACTAATACTTTTATTCGTAGAAAAACTTAGAATCATTCAAAGGAGTGATAAGAAGTGACGCAATACTTAGTCACAACATTCAAAGATTCAACAGGACGTAAACATACACACATAACTAAAGCTAAGAGTAATCAAAGGTTTACAGTTGTTGAGGCAGAGAGTAAAGAAGAAGCGAAAGAGAAGTACGAGAAACAAGTTAAAAGGGATGCAGTTATTAAAGTGGGTCAGTTGTTTGAAAATATAAGGGAGTGTGGGAAATGATTAAAAAACTTAAAAATATGGATGGGTTCGACATCTTTATTGTTGGAATACTGTCATTATTCGGTATAACCGCATTGCTACTTGTTGTCGCATTGCCTATCTATACAGTGGCTAGTTACCAAAACAAAGAAGTACATCAAGGGACAATTACAGATAAATATAACAAAAGACAAGATAAAGAGGACAAATTCTATATTGTATTAGATGATAAACAAGTCATCGAAAACTCAGACTTATTCTTCAAAGGAAAGTTTGATAGCGCAGACATACAAGCTAGGTTAAAAGTAGGTGATAAAGTAAAAGTTAAGACGATTGGATATAGAATACACTTTTTAAATTTATATCCGGTCTTATACGAAGTAAAGAAGGTAGATAAAAAATGATTAAGCAAATACTAAGATTATTATTCTTACTAGCGATGTATGAGTTAGGTAAGTATGTAACTGAGCAAGTATATATTATGATGACGGCTAATGATGATGTAGAGGCGCCGAGTGACTTCGCAAAGTTGAGTGATCAGTCAGATTTGATGAGGGCGGAGGTGTCAGAGTAGATGATGTGGTTAGTCATAGCAATTATATTACTAGTCATCTTATTGTTTGGTGTGATGTTGCAAGCTGAACAGTTAAAAGGCGATGTGAAAGTTAAAGAGCGGGAGATAGAGATATTAAGAAGTAGATTGAGACATTTTGAAGATTAAAAATATTTGTATGGAGGGTATTCATGACTAAAAAGAAATATGGATTAAAATTATCAACAGTTCGAAAGTTAGAAGATGAGTTGTGTGATTATCCTAATTATCATAAGCAACTCGAAGATTTAAGAAGTGAAATAATGACACCATGGATTCCAACAGATACAAATATAGGCGGGGAATTTGTACCGTCTAATACATCGAAAACAGAAATGGCAGTAACTAATTATCTTTGTAGTATACGAAGAGGTAAAATCCTCGAGTTTAAGAGTGCAATTGAACGTATAATCAACACATCAAGTAGGAAAGAACGCGAGTTCATTCAAGAGTATTATTTTAATAAAAAGGAGTTAGTGAAAGTTTGTGATGACATACACATTTCTGATAGAACTGCTCATAGAATCAAAAGGAAAATCATATCTAGATTGGCGGAAGAGTTAGGGGAAGAGTGAAATTGGCAGTAAAGTGGCAGTTTTTGATACCTAAAATGAGATATTATGATAGTGTAGGATATTGATTATCTTACTGCGTTTCCCTTATCGCAATTAGGAATAAAGGATCTATGTGGGTTGGCTGATTATAGCCAATCCTTTTTTAATTTTAAAAAGCGTATAGCGCGAGAGTTGGTGGTAAATGAAATGAACGAAAAACAAAAGAGATTCGCAGATGAATATATAATGAATGGATGTAATGGTAAAAAAGCAGCAATTTCAGCAGGTTATAGTAAGAAAACAGCAGAGTCTTTAGCAAGTCGATTGTTAAGAAATGTTAATGTTTCGGAATATATTAAAGAACGATTAGAACAGATACAAGAAGAGCGTTTAATGAGTATTACAGAAGCTTTAGCGTTATCTGCTTCTATTGCTAGAGGAGAACCTCAAGAGGCTTACAGTAAGAAATATGACCATTTAAACGGTGAAGTGGAAAAAGAGGTTACTTACACAATCACACCAACTTTTGAAGAGCGTCAGAGATCTATTGACCACATACTAAAAGTACATGGTGCATATATCGATAAAAAAGAAATTACTCAGAAGAATATTGAGATTAATATTGGTGAGTACGATGACGAAAGTTAAATTAAACTTTAACAAACCATCTAATGTTTTCAATAGAAACATATTCGAAATACTAACCAATTACGATAACTTCACTGAAGTACATTACGGTGGAGGTTCGAGCGGTAAGTCTCACGGCGTTATACAAAAAGTTGTACTTAAAGCATTGCAAGACTGGAAATATCCTAGGCGTATACTATGGCTTAGAAAAGTCCAATCAACAATTAAAGATAGTTTATTCGAAGATGTCAAAGATTGTTTGATAAACTTCGGTATTTGGGACATGTGCCTTTGGAATAAGACTGATAACAAAGTTGAATTGCCAAACGGCGCAGTTTTTTTGTTTAAAGGATTAGATAACCCAGAGAAAATAAAGTCGATAAAAGGCATATCAGACATAGTCATGGAAGAAGCGTCTGAATTCACACTAAATGATTACACGCAATTAACGTTGCGTTTGAGGGAGCGTAAACACGTGAATAAGCAAATATTTTTGATGTTTAACCCAGTATCTAAACTGAATTGGGTTTATAAGTATTTCTTTGAACATGGTGAACCAATGGAAAATGTCATGATTAGACAATCTAGTTATCGAGATAATAAGTTTCTTGATGAAATGACACGACAAAACTTAGAGTTGTTAGCAAATCGTAATCCAGCATATTACAAAATTTATGCGTTAGGTGAATTTGCTACACTAGACAAATTGGTTTTCCCTAAGTATGAAAAACGTTTAATAAATAAAGATGAGTTAAGGCATTTACCTTCTTATTTTGGATTGGACTTTGGCTACGTTAATGATCCTAGTGCTTTTATACATTCTAAAATAGATGTAAAGAAAAAGAAGTTATACATCATTGAAGAGTATGTTAAACAAGGTATGCTGAATGATGAAATAGCTAATGTCATAAAGCAACTTGGTTATGCTAAAGAAGAAATTACAGCAGATAGTGCAGAACAAAAAAGTATAGCTGAATTAAGGAATCTAGGGCTTAAAAGGATTTTACCAACCAAAAAAGGGAAGGGCTCGGTTGTACAAGGGTTACAATTCTTAATGCAATTTGAAATCATTGTTGATGAACGTTGTTTCAAGACTATTGAAGAGTTTGACAACTACACATGGCAAAAGGACAAAGATACAGGTGAATATACTAATGAACCAGTAGATACATACAATCATTGTATCGATTCGCTGCGTTATTCTGTGGAACGATTCTACAGACCAGTTAGAAAACGTACAAATGTAGGTTCGAAAGTTGACACAATAAAATCTCTAGGATTATAGGAGGGAACAAATGTTAAAAGTAAACGAATTTGAAACAGATACAGATCTACGGGGAAACATAAATTACTTATTTAATGATGAAGCCAATGTTGTTTACACATATGACGGGACGGAATCCGATTTATTACAAAACGTTAATGAAGTAAGTAAATACATTGAACATCACATGGATTATCAACGACCTAGATTGAAAGTGTTAAGTGATTATTACGAAGGTAAAACTAAGAACTTAGTTGAGTTAACACGACGCAAAGAAGAGTACATGGCAGATAACCGTGTAGCGCATGATTACGCATCTTATATTAGCGATTTTATCAACGGCTATTTCTTGGGTAATCCAATTCAATATCAAGATGATGACAAAGATGTATTAGAAGCTATTGAGGCGTTCAATGATTTGAATGATGTTGAGTCACACAATAGATCTCTAGGATTAGACTTATCAATTTACGGTAAAGCTTATGAGTTAATGATTAGAAACCAAGATGATGAAACGCGTTTATACAAGAGTGATGCGATGAGCACTTTTGTCATATACGACAATACAATTGAACGTAATAGTATCGCAGGCGTTAGATATTTAAGAACTAAACCAATAGACAAGACTGACGAAGATGAAGTGTTTACAGTTGATTTATTTACTTCTCACGGTGTTTATAGATATCTTACCAGTAGAACAAGTGGATTGAAGCTCACACCACGTGAAAACGGTTTTGAATCACACTCTTTCGAACGTATGCCTATTACAGAATTTAGCAACAACGAAAGAAGAAAAGGGGATTATGAGAAAGTAATCACTTTAATTGATTTGTATGATAATGCTGAATCAGATACTGCTAACTATATGAGTGATTTAAATGACGCTATGTTACTTATTAAAGGTAATTTAAATTTAGATCCTGTAGAAGTTAGAAAACAAAAGGAAGCTAACGTGTTGTTTTTAGAACCGACTGTTTATGCTGATAGCGAAGGTAGAGAAACAGAAGGCTCTGTTGATGGTGGTTATATTTATAAGCAATACGATGTACAAGGTACCGAAGCTTATAAAGACCGTTTAAACAGTGATATACACATGTTTACCAACACGCCTAACATGAAAGATGATAACTTTAGCGGCACTCAATCGGGCGAGGCAATGAAATACAAATTATTCGGATTAGAACAACGTACTAAAACTAAAGAAGGATTGTTCACTAAAGGACTAAGACGTCGTGCTAAGTTGTTAGAGACAATACTAAAAAATACACGGTCAATTGACGCTAACAAAGATTTCAATACTGTTAGATACGTATACAACAGAAACTTACCTAAATCATTGATTGAAGAATTAAAAGCTTATATTGATTCTGGCGGGAAGATTAGCCAAACAACTTTAATGTCTCTATTCTCGTTCTTCCAAGACCCTGAATTAGAAGTCAAGAAAATAGAAGAAGATGAGAAAGAATCTATTAAAAAAGCTCAAAAAAATATGTATCAAGACCCTAGAAACATCAATGACGATGAACAAGACGATAGTACAAAAGATTCTATCGATAAAAAGGAATGATTGTAATTGCCTAACAAAAACACTCAAGAATATTGGGAAGAACGCGGACGCAAAGCAATCGAGAATGAGTTGAAGCGGGATAAAAGTAAAGCTGAAGAAATAGAACGTATATTGAATATGATGATTAAGCGCATTGAAAAAGAAATCAATGCGTTTATTGTTAAGTACGGAGATTTTGCAGGCGTTACATTACAAGAAGCAAAAAAGATTATCGATGAGTTCGATGTAAAAGCATTTCAAGAAGAAGCAAAAAGATTGGTTGAAAACAAAGACTTTAGCGAAAGAGCAAACGAAGAATTAAAGAAGTATAACACTAAAATGTATGTATCTAGAGAACAGATGTTAAAGATTCAAATCGAATTCCTAATCGCTTATGCAACAGCTCAAACAGAATTATCGATGAGGCAATATTTCGAATCAACAGCTTATCGTGTGTTCAGTGATCAAGCAGGTATTTTAGGTGAAGGTGTACAAGTAGCTAAAGAAGTTATAGATACAATTATAGATACACAATTTCATGGTGTCGTTTGGTCAGAGCGATTATGGACTAATACCGAAGCAATGAAGCAAGAAATAGAAGAAATAATTGCCAATGTAGTTATTAGAGGTCGACATCCTAACGAATACGTTAAAGATATGCGTAAGCACCTAAATAAATTCGAAGGCACAGCACGACAAAAGACCGCAGCAATCAAATCATTGCTTTATACAGAATCAGCACGTGTTCACGCACAATCAAGTATTGACAGTATGAAAGAAATCTCTCCAGAAGGATATTATATGTATATTGCAAAAATCGATAATAGAACAACTAAAGTATGCAAAGGGCTTAATGGAGAAATATTCAAAGTTAAAGACGCTAAAATTGGTGTTAATTTCTATCCTATGCATATCAATTGTCGTTCAGATTGCGCTTTACTACCTAAATCTATGTGGCCGAAAAAACCAAGCAAGAAACGAAAAACAAAATACTTCGGAGGGAAAGTGAAAAGCGGTGATTGATTTAAAAGTAAAGTTTTTTAAAGGCAAGTTAGTTTTGTATGACAGTAAATTAAATGTTTGGAGGATACTAATATGAGTAATACTGACAAATACCTTAGAGACATAGCAAGAAAATTAAAAGGTATACGTAAAGAGTTACAAAAGCGAAACGAAACAGTTATTATTGATGCAAACTTAGACAGCGTAAGGTCGGCAGTATTAGCCGATAAAGAAAAATCGAAATATAATGAACCTCTCTTTTAATAGCTAGCACTTAATTGTGTTGGCTTTTTTATGTCCAAACCATGCTTATGACAATAAAAGGTGCAAGCGTTACAGCCCGAACCATGTATGGCTTAAAACTAATCAAGAGTAAATAAATGAGGTGTAAAAACTATGGATATCCAAGAGAAGTTAAAACTCAAATTACAGTTTTTTGCTGAAGAATCAGATGGAGATAATGGAAAATCAAAAGATAACAACGATGATGAAGGCAAAGACAAACAAGACAAAAAGACTAATTCAGAAGAAGAAATCGAAAAAAGACTACAAGAAGAATATAACAAGCGTCTTAAAGAAGAATTAAGTCGTCGTATGAAGCAGAAAGAAAAAGAGAAACAAGAAGCTGTTGATGAAGCTAAACGATTAGCAAAAATGAACAAAGATCAAATCGCTGAATATGAACGCGAACAAATGGAAAAAGAGCTGGAACAATTACGTTCAGAAAAACAATTAAACGAAATGCGTTCAGAAGCACGAAAAATGTTGAGTGAAGCGGAAGTTGATTCATCAGATGAGGTTGTCAATTTGGTTGTAACTGACACTGCTGAACAAACCAAATCGAACGTTGAAGCTTTTTCTAATGCAGTAAAAAAAGCGGTTAATGAAGCGGTTAAGGTTAACGCTAGACAATCGCCATTGACTGGTGGAGATTCATTTAATCACTCGACTAAAAATAAACCGCAAAACTTAGCTGAAATAGCTAGACAAAAAAGAATTATTAAAAATTAACGGAGGCATTTAAATGGAACAAACACAAAAATTAAAATTAAATTTGCAACATTTTGCGAGTAACAATGTTAAACCGCAAGTATTTAACCCTGATAATGTAATGATGCACGAAAAGAAAGATGGCACGTTGATGAATGAATTCACAACGCCCATCTTACAAGAGGTTATGGAAAACTCTAAAATTATGCAATTAGGTAAGTACGAACCAATGGAAGGTACTGAGAAGAAGTTTACTTTTTGGGCTGATAAACCAGGTGCTTACTGGGTAGGTGAAGGTCAAAAAATCGAAACATCTAAAGCTACATGGGTTAATGCTACTATGAGAGCGTTTAAATTAGGGGTTATCTTACCTGTAACAAAAGAATTTTTGAATTACACTTATTCACAATTCTTTGAAGAAATGAAGCCTATGATTGCTGAAGCATTCTATAAAAAGTTTGATGAAGCGGGTATTTTGAATCAAGGTAACAATCCATTCGGTAAATCAATTGCGCAATCAATTGAAAAAACTAATAAGGTTATTAAAGGTGACTTCACACAAGATAACATTATTGATTTAGAGGCATTACTTGAAGATGACGAATTAGAAGCAAATGCGTTTATCTCAAAAACACAAAACAGAAGCTTGTTACGTAAAATTGTAGATCCTGAAACGAAAGAACGTATTTATGACCGTAACAGTGATTCGTTAGACGGTCTACCTGTGGTTAATCTTAAATCAAGTAACTTAAAACGTGGTGAATTAATCACTGGTGACTTCGACAAATTGATTTATGGTATCCCTCAATTAATCGAATACAAAATCGATGAAACCGCACAATTATCTACAGTTAAAAACGAAGATGGCACACCTGTAAACTTGTTTGAACAAGACATGGTGGCATTACGTGCAACTATGCATGTAGCATTGCATATCGCTGATGATAAAGCGTTTGCTAAGTTAGTTCCTGCTGACAAAAGAACAGATTCAGTTCCAGGAGAAGTTTAATAAATAATTAGGAGTGGTAACATGCCCGAAATCATTGGAATTGTTAAAGTAGATTTTACAGATTTAGAAGATAACAGACATGTCTATATGAAAGGGCATGTCTACCCTCGCAAAGGTTATGATCCTACAGATGAACGTATCAAAGCTTTAGCTAGTGTTGAAAATAAACGCAACGAACAAATGATTTACATTGTAAATGACAAATTAACCAAAAAAGAACTTGTCGAAATAGCAAGTGTTGCTGGCTTACAAGTTGATGAAAAACAAACAAAAGCTGAAATTATCAACACTTTTGAGTCGCTAGAGTAGGTGGTTATATGACTACGCTAGCTGATGTAAAAAAACGTATTGGTCTTAAAGATGAAAAGCAAGATGAACAATTAGAGGAAATTATAAAAAGTTGTGAAAGCCAGTTGTTATCAATGTTACCTATTGAAGTTGAACAAATACCGGAAAGGTTTAGTTACATGATTAAAGAAGTTGCAGTTAAACGCTACAACAGGATTGGTGCTGAAGGTATGACATCAGAAGCGGTTGACGGACGTAGCAATGCGTATGAATTGAACGATTTCAAGGAGTATGAAGCTATTATTGATAATTACTTTAATGCTAGAACGAGAACTAAAAAAGGAAGGGCTGTGTTCTTTTGAGATATGAAGATAGAGTTATTTTTCAATTAGAACAAGTAGCAACTTACAATCCTAAAACTAGCAAAAAAGAAAACACACTAATCACTTATGATGCGATACCATGCAATATTAACCCCATTTCTAGAGCAAGAAAGCAACTTGAATTTGGTGATGTAAAAAACGATGTAAGTGTTCTGAGGATAAAAGAATCAATATCTTACCCTGTTAGCCACGTGTTGGTTAATGGCATTCGCTACAAGATAGTTGATACAAGGATATACAGACACGAAACGTCATATTATATCGAAGAGGTCAATTGATGAATATAGATGGATTAGACGCACTGTTAAACCAATTTCACGATATGAAAACCAACATTGATGATGATGTTGATGATATTTTACAGGAAAACGCCAAAGAATATGTAGTACGAGCTAAATTGAAAGCTAGAGAAGTAATGAATAAGGGTTATTGGACTGGTAATTTATCACGCAATATCAGATATAAAAAAACTGGCGATTTGCAATACACTATCACATCGCATGCAGCTTATAGTGGTTTCTTAGAGTTTGGTACTCGATACATGGAGGCAGAACCTTTTATGTGGCCAGTATATGAGGTAATAAGAAAATCAACTGTAGAAGAATTGAAAGCGTTGTTTGAATAGGAGATAAAAGCATGACACCGAACTTACAACTTTATAATAAAGCGTATGAAACGCTACAAGGATATGGATTCCCTGTTATTTCTCGTAAAGAGATGCAACAAGAGATTCCGTATCCTTTTTTTGTAATAAAAATGCCGGAGTCAAACAGAAGTAAATACACGTTTGATAGTTATTCTGGTGAGACGAATTTAGTTATTGATATTTGGAGTGTAAGTGATGATTTAGGACATCATGACGGACTTGTTAAAAGATGTATTGATGATTTAACACCTAGCGTTAAAACAAACGATTATGACTTTGAAGAAGATGATACTAACATCACACAGTTAGTTGATGATACTACCAATCAAGAATTGCTACACACATCAGTAACGATATCTTACAAAACATTTTAAAAAACGGAGGAATATTGAATGGCAAATATGAAAAATAGTAATGATCGTATTATTTTATTTAGAAAAGCTGGCGAAAAAGTAGATGCTACTAAAATGCTTTTTTTAACTGAATACGGCTTATCACATGAAGCTGATACAGATACAGAGGATACAATGGACGGTTCTTATAACACTGGTGGTTCTGTTGAGTCAACAATGTCTGGTACTGCTAAAATGTTTTATGGTGACGATTTTGCAGATGAAATTGAAGATGCAGTTGTAGATCGCGTATTGTATGAGGCTTGGGAAGTTGAAAGTAGAATACCAGGCAAAAATGGAGATGCTACTAAATTTAAAGCGAAATATTTCCAAGGTTTCCACAATAAATTTGAATTAAAAGCAGAAGCTAACGGTATTGATGAATATGAATATGAATATGGAGTGAATGGTCGTTTCCAACGTGGATTTGCAACACTACCTGAGGCTGTAACAAAGAAACTTAAGGCGACTGGATACAGATTCCATGACACTACAAAAGCAGATGCGTTAACTGGCGAAGATTTAACAGCAATTCCACAACCTAAGGTAGATTCATCAACGGTTACACCAGGAGAGGTATAAAAATAGGGCTTAACGCCCTTTTTATTTTTGTTTAAATTAATCATGAATGGAGATTTTAAATTATGAATGTAGAAATTAATGGAAAGTCATTAGAGTTAAGTTTTGGTTTTAAATTTTTAAGAGAAATTGATAACCGATTAGGTTTAAAAGTTGAACAAGCTTCTATCGGTCAAGGTGTATCAATGTTGCCTGTAGGTTTAGAAAGTGGAAATCCTGTTGTGATTGGCGAAGTTTTAATTGCAGCTACATCTCACTTAAAAAAACAAGCAATTACTATTAATAACATTGATGAAGCACTAGATGAAATCGCAGAAAATATCGGACTAGAAGAATTCGGTTCAGATATTTTAACGGAGTTGGGAAAGCGACCTATGACCCGAAACCTAGTAGAAGTAGTGGAAGCGGAAGAGAAACCAGCGGAAGCGTAATAACTTACGACAGAATCGTTATCACTTGTATGTCAACACTTGGTATTACAGATTTAAATGTTATTGAGCAAATGACATTAACAGAATATAACTATCGAATGTATGCGAAAGAGTATGAAATGCTAACCCAAGAATTCGAACGTTACAAACTTGCGTTTGCTATTCGTGATGCTGCAGCTACTAAAAATGTCGGGACAGAAAATAAACCTAAAGAGGAATATGTTTTTAACAACGCAAACGACGTATTGCCTTATGAAGAAAATATCCAACGGCTTAACGAAGGTAAAGATATAAGATTTAGTAGCGAACGTGATGAATACGAACCACAAAATAATGAATTCTTTAAAGTTATAGCAGAATTTAATAAGCAATAGAAAGAGAGGTGTTAATGTGACGGAATATAAAATTAAAGCGACTATTGAAGCAAGTGTAGCCAAATTCAAAAGGCAAATCGATAGTGCGGTTAAGGCAGTACAAAAATATAAGCGTACAGCTGATAAGACTAAAGATGTTGAATTAAGTGCTAATGATAAAAAATTACAAAAAACTATCAAAGTTGCTAAAAAGTCTTTAGATGCCTTTAGTAACAAAAATGTAAAAGCTAAATTAGATGCTAGTATACAAGATTTACAACAAAAGGTACTAGAATCGAATTTTGAACTAGACAAACTAAACTCTAAAGAAGTTACACCAGAAGTTAAGTTACAAAAACAAAAGTTAACTAAAGATATCGCTGAAACGGAAGCTAAATTGTCAGAATTAGAAAAGAAACGTGTCAATATTGATGTCAATGCAGATAACAGTAAATTCAATCGAGTGTTGAGAGTATCTAAAGCTAGTCTTGAAGCTTTAAATAGGTCTAAAGCCAAAGCTATTTTAGATGTAGACAACAGTGTTGCTAATTCTAAAATCAAACGTACTAAAGAAGAGCTTAAAAGTATTCCAAATAAAACTAGATCTCGACTTGATGTAGATACAAGGCTTTCTATACCAACTATTTATGCGTTTAAAAAATCATTAGACTCATTGCCAAACAAAAAAACAACAAAGGTAGATGTCGATACTAATGGTTTAAAGAAAGCTTATGCCTACATAATAAAAGCAAACGACAATTTTCAAAGACAGATGGGGAATTTAGCTAATATGTTCCGTGTGTTCGGTACTGTAGGTTCTAATATGGTTGGTGGATTACTTACATCATCTTTTAGTATCTTAATACCTGTAATAGCGAGCGTAGTCCCTGTAGTGTTTGCGCTATTAAACGCTATCAAAGTGTTAACTGGCGGTGTACTTGCTTTAGGTGGTGCGGTAGCAATAGCCGGCGCTGGCTTTGTAGCATTTGGCGCAATGGCTATCAGCGCTATAAAGATGCTTAACGATGGCACTTTACAAGCTAGCTCAGCAACAAACGAATACAAAAAAGCTTTAGATGGCGTAAAGTCAGCATGGACTGATATTATAAAGCAAAATCAATCCGCTATCTTCACAACTCTTGCAAATGGTTTAAATACTGTTAAAACAGCAATGAAGAGCTTGCAACCGTTTTTTAGTGGTATTTCAAGAGGAATGGAAGAGGCGTCTCAAAGTGTACTTAAATGGGCTCAAAATAGCGGTGTAGCATCAAGGTTCTTCAACATGATGAATACAACTGGTGTTTCGGTATTTAACAAGCTATTAAGTGCTGCAGGCGGTTTCGGTGACGGATTAGTCAATGTATTCACACAATTAGCGCCACTGTTTCAATGGTCGGCTGATTGGTTGGATAGATTAGGTCAATCTTTCTCTAACTGGGCTAATAGTGCAGCTGGAGAAAATTCGATAACTCGTTTTATTGAATACACAAAAACAAACTTACCTATCATTGGTAATATTTTCAAAAATGTTTTCGTTGGAATTAACAATTTGATGAATGCATTCAGTGGATCATCAACTGGAATCTTCCAATCTCTTGAACAAATGACAGCTAAGTTTAGGGAATGGTCTGAACAAGTAGGACAATCTCAAGGGTTCAAAGACTTTGTCAGTTATATACAAACAAATGGACCACTAATAATGCAATTAATTGGGAACATTGCAAGAGGATTAGTTGCATTCGCAACAGCGATGGCTCCTATAGCTAGTGCAGTATTACGCGTTGCAGTAGCAATAACTGGTTGGATAGCTAACTTGTTTGAGGCGCATCCGGCTACAGCACAATTAGTTGGCGTCATTATAACTTTAGTTGGTGCATTTAGATTTTTAATACCGATTATTCTTGCTGTATCTAACTTTATGGGTGGCGGATTAATAGGTAGAATCATTGCGTTAGTAAGTAAGTTCGGTTTATTAAGAGCAGGATTAACAATTTTAAAAGGTGCGTTCATGTTATTAAAAGGACCATTAAAAATTATATCAGTTATATTCCAATTGTTATTCGGTAAGATTGGATTAATTAGAAATGCTATCACAGGACTAGTAAGTGTGTTTGGTATTTTAGGTGGTCCAATAACAATAGTTATTGGTGTAATCGCTGCATTAATAGCTATATTCGTTTTATTGTGGAATAAAAATGAAGGATTCAGAAACTTTATTATAAATGCTTGGAATGCGATAAAAACGTTTATGGTTAATGTTTGGAATGTATTAAAAGCTGTAGCTTCGGTTGTATGGAATGCTATTTTAACAGCTATCACTACAGCAGTATCGAATGTTTACAATTTTATAATGATTGTTTGGAATCAAATAGTCGCTTATTTACAAGGGCTATGGAATGGAATTATCGCTATTGCAACAACAGTATGGAACCTTTTAGTTACAATCATTACAACTGTTTTCACGACGATAATGACAATAGTTATGACGATATGGACAGCTATTTGGACGTTCTTAAGTACAATCTGGAATACGATAATTACAATCGCTACAACGATTTGGAATTTGTTGGTCACTGTAATAACTACTGTGTTTACAACAATCATGACTATCGCAATGACAATTTGGAACGCTATTTGGACGTTCTTACAAACGTTGTGGAACACTATAGTTACTGTGGCAACTAAGGTTTGGAACGCTATCACTACAGCTATCTCTACTGCGTTACAAGCGGCATGGAGTTTCATTTCTAATATCTGGAATACGATTTGGAGTTTCTTATCTGGTATATTAACGACGATTTGGAATAAAGTTGTAAGTATATTCACACAAGTTGTATCAACTATATCGGACAAAATGTCTCAAGCTTGGAACTTCATCGTGACTAAAGGTATGCAATGGGTATCTACTATAACAAGTACGCTAATTAACTTTGTTAATAGAGTTATTCAAGGATTCGTTAATGTTGTAAACAAAGTTAGTCAAGGTATGACAAATGCAGTAAATAAAATAAAAAGCTTTATAGGAGATTTTGTGTCTGCAGGTGCTGATATGATCCGTGGTTTAATTAGAGGTATTGGACAAATGGCTGGTCAATTAGTAGATGCAGCTAAAAATGTTGCTAAGAAAGCTTTAGATGCAGCTAAAAGTGCTTTGGGTATTCACTCACCTTCACGTGAATTCATGGATGTTGGTATGTATTCAATGCTAGGTTTCGTTAAAGGTATAGATAATCATTCAAGTAAAGTTATCCGTAATGTTTCTAATGTTGCAGATAAAGTAGTTGATGCATTTCAACCTACATTAAACGCACCTGACATTTCTAGTATTACAGGAAACTTAAGTAATTTAGGTGGAAATATAAATGCGCAAGTACAACACACACATTCTATTGAAACATCACCGAACATGAAAACTGTTAAAGTTGAATTCGATGTCAATAACGATGCGCTTACTAGTATTGTTAACGGCAGAAATGCTAAACGCAATTCTGAGTATTACTTATAAAGGAGGTTACAAATGGACATAGAATTAACAAAAAAAGATGGTACTGTAATCAAATTAAGTGAATACGGGTTTATCGTTAACGATATAGTAATTGATAGCATGCAAATCAACACAAAGTATCAAGACAAAGAAAATATGAACGGTCGTATATTAATGGGGAGCAATTATATCAGTAGAGATATAGTTGTTCCTTGTTTTTGTAAAGTTAAAAATCGTTCAGACATTGCTTATATGCGAGATATGTTGTATTCGTTAACGACAGACATAGAACCTATGTATTTACGAGAAATAAGAAGAAAAGAAGAGTTGAATTACAGGTTTACTCAACCAACTTCAGATGATTACGTGAAATTAGATAAAAACAACTTCCCGGATTATGAATATTCAAGACACGATCAACAAATTTATGTAAATGGTAAACAGTATAAAGTTATTTTTAACGGAGTTATAAACCCTAAACAAAAAGGTAATAAAGTTTCTTTTGAACTAAAATTCGAAACTACAGAATTACCATACGGTGAAAGTATTGGAACAAGCCTAGAGTTAGAAGAAAACAAAAAGGTTGGATTGTGGTCGTTTGATTTTAATATTGATTGGCATGCAGGCGGAGACAAAAGAAAGTATACATTTGAAAATTTGAGCAAAGGTACAGTTTACTATCACGGTAGTGCTCCTAACGACCAATTCAACATGTATAAAAAGATAACAATTATTTTAGGCGAAGATACAGAATCGTTTGTATGGAATTTAACGCATGCTGAAATAATGAAAATTGAGGGGATTAAACTAAAAGCTGGAGACAAAATTGTTTATGATAGCTTTCGAGTTTATAAAAACGGTGTCGAAATAAGCACTGAAACGAACATAGCCCAACCAAAATTTAAATACGGAGCTAATAAATTTGAGTTTAATCAAACAGTTCAAAAAGTTCAGTTTGATTTGAAATTTTATTATAAGTAGGTGTCAGAATGACAATAATTGTAAGACCACCTAAAGGTAATGGCGCACCCGTACCAGTAGAAACAACTTTAGTGAAAAAAGTTAATGCTGACGGTGTATTAACTTTTGATATTCTCGAAAACAAATACACTTATGAAGTTATTAACGCTATAGGGAAAAGATGGATTGTTAGTCATGTCGAAGGTGAAAACGACAAGAAAGAATATGTAATAACTGTCATTGATAGGAAATCAGAAGGCGACAGACAACTGGTTGAATGTACTGCTAGAGAGATTCCCATAGACAAGTTAATGATTGATAGAATTTATGTTAATGTAACAGGATCTTTTACAGTAGAAAGATATTTTAACATTGTGTTTCAAGGTACTGGAATGCTTTTTGAAGTCGAGGGCAAAGTTAAATCTTCAAAGTTTGAAAACGGCGGTGAAGGCGACACAAGGTTAGAAATGTTAAAAAAAGGTTTGGAACATTTTGGATTAGAATATAAGATCACATATGACAAAAAGAAAGACAGATATAAGTTTGTATTGACGCCTTTTGCAAATCAAAAAGCGTCTTATTTTATTTCTGACGAAGTCAACGCCAACGCTATAAAACTCGAGGAAGATGCAAGTGATTTCGCCACCTTCATTAGAGGATATGGTAATTATTCAGGAGAAGAAACATTCGAACACGCTGGGCTCGTAATGGAAGCTAGAAGTGCATTAGCTGAAATATACGGCGACATCCACGCAGAACCATTTAAAGATGGTAAAGTGACTGACCAAGAAACTATGGATAAAGAATTACAATCGAGATTGAAAAAGTCGTTAAAACAATCTTTGTCTTTGGACTTTTTGGTGTTAAGAGAATCATATCCAGAAGCAGACCCACAACCCGGAGACATAGTACAAATAAAATCTACCAAACTAGGTTTGAATGATTTAGTCCGTATAGTACAAGTTAAAACGATTAGGGGTATAAACAACGTAATTGTTAAGCAAGATGTAACGCTTGGTGAGTTTAATCGAGAACAACGATATATGAAAAAAGTTAATACTGCAGCTAACTATGTTTCTGGATTAAATGATGTTAACCTTTCTAATCCTAGTAAAGCGGCAGAAAACTTGAAGTCTAAAGTAGCGTCAATAGCTAAATCAACACTCGATTTGATGAGTAGAACTGATTTGATTGAAGATAAACAACAGAAGGTAAGCTCTAAAACTGTGACTACATCTGACGGCACTATCGTTCATGATTTTATAGATAAATCAAACATTAAAGATGTAAAAACAATTGGAACGATTGGCGATTCTGTAGCTAGAGGATCACATGCGAAAACAAATTTTACTGAAATGTTAGGCAAGAAGTTAAAAGCTAAAACGACCAACCTTGCAAGAGGTGGCGTAACAATGGCAACAGTTCCAATAGGTAAAGAAGCGGTAGAAAACAGCATTTATAGACAAGCAGAGCAAATAAGAGGAGACCTAATCATATTACAAGGTACAGATGATGACTGGTTACATGGTTATTGGTCAGGTGTACCGATAGGCACTGATAAAACGGATACAAAAACGTTTTACGGTGCCTTTTGTTCTGCAATTGAAGTTATTCGGAAAAATAATCCAACTTCAAAAATACTTGTAATGACAGCTACTAGACAATGTCCTATGAGTGGCACAACGATACGTCGTAAAGATACTGATAAAAACAAATTAGGGTTAACGTTAGAGGATTATGTCAACGCTCAGATATTGGCTTGTAGTGAATTGGATGTACCAGTATATGATGCCTATCATACAGATTATTTTAAGCCATATAATCCAGCGTTCAGAAAATCAAGTATGCCAGACGGATTGCATCCGAACGAGAGGGGTCATGAAGTTATTATGTACGAACTTATTAAAAATTATTACCAGTTTTACGGATAGAAAAGGAGGAAGACATGGATAACAAATTAATTACAGACTTAAGTAGAGTTTTCGATTACAGATATGTAGATGAAAATGAGTATAATTTCAAGCTTATTTCAGACATGCTGACTGATTTTAATTTCTCTCTTGAATATCATAGAAATAAAGAGGTATTTGCACATAATGGAGAGCAAATAAAGTATGAACATTTAAATGTTACAAGTAGCGTCTCTGACTTTTTAACATATTTAAACGGTCGATTTAGCAACATGGTACTAGGTCATAACGGCGACGGTATCAACGAAGTAAAAGACGCGCGCGTTGATAATACAGGTTATGGTCATAAGACATTGCAAGATCGTTTGTATCATGATTATTCAACACTAGATGCTTTCACTAAAAAGGTTGAGAAAGCTGTAGATGAACACTATAAAGAATATCGAGCGACAGAATACCGATTCGAACCAAAAGAGCAAGAACCGGAATTCATCACAGATTTATCGCCATATACTAACGCAGTAATGCAATCATTTTGGGTAGACCCTAGAACGAAAATTATTTATATGACGCAAGCTCGTCCAGGTAATCATTACATGTTATCTAGATTGAAGCCCAACGGACAATTTATTGATAGATTGCTTGTTAAAAACGGCGGTCACGGTACACACAATGCGTATAGATACATTGATGGAGAATTATGGATTTATTCAGCTGTATTGGACAGTAACAAAAACAACAAGTTTGTACGTTTCCAATATAGAACTGGAGAAATAACTTATGGTAATGAAATGCAAGATGTCATGCCGAATATATTTAACGACAGATATACGTCAGCGATTTATAATCCGGTAGAAAATTTAATGATTTTTAGACGTGAATATAAACCTACTGAAAGACAACTTAAGAATTCGTTGAACTTTGTTGAGGTTAGAAGTGCTGACGATATTGATAAAGGTATAGACAAAGTATTGTATCAAATGGATATACCTATGGAATACACTTCAGATACACAACCTATGCAAGGTATCACTTATGATGCAGGTATCTTATATTGGTACACTGGTGATTCAAAACCAGCGAACCCTAACTACTTACAAGGCTTCGATATCAAAACAAAAGAATTGTTATTTAAACGTCGTATCGATATAGGCGGTGTGAATAACAACTTTAAAGGAGATTTCCAAGAGGCTGAGGGTCTAGATATGTATTACGATCTAGAAACAGGACGTAAAGCGCTTTTAATAGGGGTAACTATTGGACCTGGTAACAACAGACATCACTCAATTTATTCCATCGGCCAAAGAGGTGTTAACCAATTCTTAAAAAACATTGCACCTCAAGTATCGATGACTGATTCAGGCGGACGTGTTAAACCGTTACCAATACAGAACCCAGCATATCTAAGTGATATTACGGAAGTTGGTCATTACTATATCTATACGCAAGACACACAAAATGCGTTAGATTTCCCGTTACCGAAAGCGTTTAGAGATGCAGGTTGGTTCTTTGATGTACTGCCTGGACACTATAATGGTGCTCTAAGACAAGTACTTACCAGAAACAGCACAGGTAGAAATATGCTTAAATTCGAACGTGTCATTGACATTTTCAATAAGAAAAACAACGGAGCATGGAATTTCTGTCCGCAAAACGCCGGTTATTGGGAACATATCCCTAAGAGTATTACAAAATTATCAGATTTAAAAATCGTTGGTTTAGATTTCTATATCACTACTGAAGAATCAAACCGATTTACTGATTTTCCTAAAGACTTTAAAGGTATTGCAGGTTGGATATTAGAAGTAAAATCGAATACACCAGGTAACACAACGCAAGTATTAAGACGTAATAACTTCCCGTCTGCACATCAATTTTTAGTTAGAAACTTTGGTACTGGTGGCGTTGGTAAATGGAGTTTATTCGAGGGAAAGGTGGTTGAATAATGGTAGTAGATAATTTTTCGAAAGATGATAACTTAATCGAGTTACAAACAACATCACAATATAATCCAATTATTGACACAAACATCAGTTTCTATGAATCAGATAGAGGAACTGGTGTTTTAAATTTTGCAGTAACTAAGAATAACAGACCGTTATCTATAAGTTCTGAACATGTTAAGACATCTATCGTGTTAAAAACCGATGATTATAACGTAGATAGAGGCGCTTATATTTCAGACGAATTAACGATAGTAGACGCAATTAATGGGCGTTTGCAGTATGTGATACCGAATGAATTTTTAAAACATTCAGGCAAGGTGCATGCTCAGGCATTCTTTACACAAAACGGGAGTAATAATGTTGTTGTTGAACGTCAATTTAGCTTCAATATTGAAAATGATTTAGTTAGTGGGTTTGATGGTATAACAAAGCTTGTTTATATCAAATCTATTCAAGATACTATCGAAGCTGTCGGTAAAGACTTTAACCAATTAAAGCAAAATATGGCTGATACACAAACGTTAATAGCAAAAGTGAATGATAGTGCGACAAAAGGCATTCAACAAATCGAAATCAAGCAAAACGAAGCTATACAAGCTATTACTGCGACGCAAACTAGTGCAACACAAGCTGTTACAGCTGAAGTCGATAAAATAGTTGAAAAAGAGCAAGCGATTTTTGAACGTGTTAACGAAGTTGAACAACAAATCAATGGCGCTGACCTTGTTAAAGTTAATTCAACAACAAATTGGCAAAAGTCTAAACTTACAGATGATTACGGTAAAGCAATTGAATCGTATGAGCAGTCCATAGATAGCGTTTTAAGCGCAGTTAACACATCTAGGATTATTCATATTACTAATGCAACAGATGCGCCAGAAAAGACGGATATAGGCACGTTAGAGAAGCCTGGACAAGATGGTGTTGATGACGGTTCTTCGTTCGATGAATCAACTTATACATCAAGCAAATCTGGTGTGTTAGTTGTTTATGTTGTTGATAATAATACTGCTCGTGCAACATGGTACCCAGACGATTCAAACGATGAGTACACAAAATACAAAATCTACGGCACATGGTACCCGTTTTATAAAAAGAATGATGGAAACTTAACTAAGCAATTTGTTGAAGAAACGTCTAACAACGCTTTAAATCAAGCTAAGCAGTATGTAGATGATAAATTCGGAACAACGAGCTGGCAACAACATAAGATGACAGAGGCGAATGGTCAATCAATTCAAGTTAACTTAAATAATGCGCAAGGCGATTTGGGATATTTAACTGCTGGTAATTACTATGCAACAAGAGTGCCGGATTTACCAGGTAGCGTTGAAAGTTATGAGGGTTATTTATCGGTATTCGTTAAAGATGATACAAACAAGCTATTTAACTTCACACCTTATAACTCTAAAAAGATTTACACACGATCAATCACAAACGGAAGACTTGAGCAACAGTGGACAGTTCCTAATGAACATAAGTCAACGGTATTGTTCGACGGTGGAGCAAATGGTGTAGGTACAACAATCAATCTAACTGAACCGTACACAAACTATTCTATTTTGTTGGTAAGTGGAACTTATCCAGGTGGCGTTATTGAGGGATTCGGACTAACCGCATTACCTAACGCGATTCAATTGAGTAAAGCGAATGTAGTTGACTCAGACGGCAACGGTGGCGGTATTTATGAGTGCTTACTATCCAAAACAAGTAGCACTACTTTAAGAATAGATAACGATGTGTACTTTGATTTAGGTAAAACATCAGGTTCTGGAGCGAATACCAACAAAGTTACTATAACTAAAATTATGGGGTGGAAATAATGAAAATCACAGTAAACGATAAAAACGAAGTTATCGGATTCGTTAATACTGGCGGTTTACGCAATAGTTTAGATGTAGATGATAACAATGTGCCTATTAAATTTAAAGAAGAGTTCGAACCTAGAAAGTTTGTTTTCACTAACGGCGAAATTAAATACAATAGCAATTTCGAAAAAGAAGACGTACCGAATGCATCAAACCAACAAAGTGAATCAGATTTGAGTGATGAAGAACTTCGCGGAATGGTTGCAAGTATGCAAATGCAGGTGACGCAAGTAAACATTTTGGCGATGGAATTAAAGCAACAAAACGCTATGTTAACACAACAGTTGACTGAACTAAAAGCTGGTAAAACAAATACAGAGGGGGACGTTTAAATGGAGAAAATTAATATGATTTATCCAACTTTCAAGGACATTAAAACTTTTTATGTGTGGGGTTGCTATAAAAATGACCAAATTAAGTGGTACGTAGACATGGGTGTAATCGACAAAGAAGAATATGCATTGATCACTGGAGAAAAATATCCAGAAACAAAAGATGAAAAGTCACAGGTGTAATGCTTGTGGCTTTTTAATTTAACGCAAAGTAGGTGGCGTAATGTTTGGCTTTACCAAACGACACGAACAAGATTGGCGTTTAACGCGATTAGAAGAAAATGATAAGACTATGTTTGAAAAATTCGACAGAATAGAAGACAGTCTGAGAACGCAAGAAAAAATTTATGACAAGTTAGATAGAAATTTCGAAGAATTAAGGCGCGATAAGATTGAAGATGAAAAAAATAAAAAGAAAAATGCTAAAAACATCAGAGATATCAAGATGTGGATTCTCGGTTTGATAGGGACTATCTTTAGTACGATTGTCATAGCTATACTAAGAACTATTTTTGGTATTTAAAGGAGGTGATTACCATGCTTAAAGGGATTTTAGGATATAGCTTCTGGGCGTGCTTCTGGTTTGGTAAATGTAAATAACAGTTAAGAGTCAGTGCTTCGGCACTGGCTTTTTATTTTGATTGAAATGAGGTGCATACATGGGATTACCTAATCCAAAAAACAGAAAACCTACAGCTAGTGAAGTAGTAGAGTGGGCGTTGTATATCGCTAAAAACAAAATAGCTATTGATGTACCTGGTTCTGGAATGGGAGCACAATGCTGGGATTTGCCTAATTATTTACTCGATAAATATTGGGGATTTAGAACATGGGGAAATGCTGATGCTATGGCTCAGAAATCTAATTATAGAGGTAGAGATTTCAAGATAATTAGAAATACAAAAGACTTTGTACCACAACCAGGCGACTGGGGTGTTTGGACTGGTGGTTGGGCAGGTCATGTGAACATTGTAGTAGGGCCATGCACAAAAGACTATTGGTATGGTGTGGATCAAAACTGGTATACAAATAATGCAACAGGAAGTCCGCCGTATAAAATCAAACACTCTTATCATGATGGACCAGGTGGAGGTGTTAAATATTTTGTTAGACCTCCATATCATCCAGACAAAACTACACCAGCACCTAAACCGGAAGATGATAGTGATGATAACGAAAAAAATAATAAAAAAGTTCCAATTTGGAAAGATGTAACAACTATAAAGTACACAATTTCTAGCCAAGAAGTTAATTATCCAGAATATATTTATCACTTTATAGTAGAGGGTAATCGACGACTCGAAAAACCTAAAGGGATAATGATTAGAAACGCTCAAACAATGAGCTCGGTAGAAAGTTTATATAACAGTAGAAAGAAATATAAGCAAGATGTAGAATATCCACACTTTTATGTTGATAGACATAATATTTGGGCTCCTAGAAGAGCCGTATTTGAAGTTCCTAATGAAGCTGATTATATAGTTATAGACGTATGTGAAGATTATAGTGCGAGTAAAAACGAATTTATTTTTAACGAGATTCACGCAATGGTTGTAGCTGTAGATATGATGATCAAATATGAGATACCTCTAAGTATTGAGAATTTAAAAGTAGACGATAGTATTTGGCGTTCAATGTTGGAACATGTTAATTGGAATATGATTGACAACGGTGTTCCCCCTAAAGATAAATACGAAGCATTAGAAAAGGCATTACTTAATATATTTAAAAACAGAGAAAAATTATTAAATTCTATAACTAAACCAACAGTAACAAAATCTAGAATAAAAGTTATGGTAGATAATAAAAACGCTGATATAGCGAATGTAAGAGACTCATCACCAACAGCTAATAATGGCTCGGCATCTAAACAACCGCAGATCATAACAGAAACGAGTCCTTATACATTCAAACAAGCACTGGATAAACAAATGGCAAGAGGTAACCCGAAAAAATCTAATGCTTGGGGTTGGGCTAACGCTACACGAGCACAAACGAGTTCAGCAATGAATGTTAAACGAATATGGGAAAGTAACACGCAGTGCTACCAAATGCTTAATTTAGGCAAGTATCAAGGCGTTTCAGTTAGTTCGCTTAATAAGATACTTAAAGGTAAGGGGACATTGAATAATCAAGGTAAAGCGTTCGCAGAAGCTTGTAAAAAGCACAACATTAATGAAATTTATTTAATCGCGCATGCTTTCTTAGAAAGTGGATATGGAACAAGTAACTTCGCTAACGGAAAAGATGGAGTATACAACTACTTCGGTATTGGCGCTTACGACAACAATCCTAACTACGCAATGACGTTTGCTAGGAATAAAGGTTGGACATCTCCAGCAAAAGCAATCATGGGCGGTGCTAGCTTCGTAAGAAAGGATTACATCAACAAAGGACAGAATACACTGTACAGAATCAGATGGAATCCTAAGAATCCAGCTACGCACCAATACGCTACTGCTATAGAGTGGTGCCAACATCAAGCTAGTACAATCGCTAAGCTATATAAACAAATCGGCTTAAAAGGTATCTACTTTATAAGAGATAAATATAAATAAAGAGGTGTATAAATGTACAAAATAAAAGATGTTGAAACGAGAATAAAAAATGATGGTGTTGACTTAGGTGACATTGGCTGTCGATTTTACACTGAAGATGAAAATACAGCATCTATAAGAATAGGTATCAATGACAAACAAGGTCGTATCGATCTAAAAGCGCATGGCTTAACACCTAGATTGCATTTGTTTATGGAAGATGGCTCTATATTCAAAAATGAGCCCCTTATTATCGACGATGTTGTAAAAGGGTTCCTTACCTACAAGATACCTAAAAAGGTTATCAAACACGCTGGTTATGTACGTTGTAAGCTGTTTTTAGAGAAAGAAGAACAAAAAATACATGTCGCGAACTTTTCTTTCAATATCATTGATAGTGGTATTGAATCTGCTGTAGCAAAAGAAATCGATGTTAAATTGGTAGATGATGCTATTACGAGAATCTTAAAAGATAACGCGACAGATTTATTGAGCAAAGACTTTAAAGAGAAAATAGATAAAGATGTCATTTCTTACATCGAAAAGAATGAAAGTAGATTTAAAGGTGCGAAAGGTGATAAAGGCGAACCGGGACAACCTGGTGCAAAAGGTGAAGCAGGTAAAAAAGGAGAACAAGGCGTACCCGGTAAAAACGGTACTGTAGTATCAATCAATCCTGACACTAAAATGTGGCAAATTGATGGTAAAGATACAAATATCAAAGCAGAACCTGAGTTATTGGACAAAATCAATATCGCAAATGTTGAAGGGTTAGAAAATAAATTGCAAGAAGTTGAAAAAATCAAAGATACAACTCTCAACGACTCTAAAACGTATACGGATTCAAAAATTGCTGAACTAGTTGATAGCGCGCCTGAATCTATGAATACATTAAGAGAATTAGCAGAAGCAATACAAAACAACTCTATTTCAGAAAGTGTATTGCAACAGATTGGCTCAAAAGTTAGTACAGAAGATTTTGAGGGATTCAAGCAATCATTAAACAGTTTGTATGCAGATAAAAATCATAGTCATACAATCAAACAGATTGAAGGATTAGAAAATGCTTTATCAAAAAAATCAGACATAAATCACAGTCATGATGAACGTTATCTTTTATCATCAAATGCTTTTACAAAAGAGGAAGCAGATAAACTTTATCAACCTATCGGTTCTTCGCAGCCGTCACTGAATATTTGGACAGGCAGTGAAACAGAATATAATTATTTGTATCAAAAAGACCCTAATACACTTTACTTAATTAAGGGGTGATTTTATGGAAGGTAATTTTAAAAATGTAAAGAAGTTTATTTACGAAGGTGAAGAATATACAAAAGTATATGCTGGAAATATCCAAGTATGGAAAAAGCCTTCATCTTTTGTAATTAAACCCTTACCTAAAAATAAATATCCGGATAGCATAGAAGATTCAACAGCAAAATGGACAATAAATGGAGTTGAACCTAATAAAAGTTATCAGGTGACAATAGAAAATGTACGTAGCGGTATAATGAGGATTTCGCAAACTAATTTAGGGTCAAGTGAATTAGGAATATCAGGAGTCAATAGCGGAGTTGCAACTAAAAATATCAACTTTAGTAATCCTTCAGGGACGTTGTATGTCACTATAAGTGATGTTTATTCAGGATCTCCGACATTGACCATTGAATAATTTTAAACGACTAATTTTTAGTCGTTTTTTTATTTTGGATAAAAGGAGCAAACAAATGGATATTAACTGGAAATTGAGATTCAAAAACAAAGCAGTACTAACTGGTTTAGTTGGAGCATTGTTGCTATTTATCAAGCAAGTCACGGATTTATTCGGATTAGATTTATCTACTCAATTAAATCAAGCTAGCGCAATTATAGGCGCTATCCTCACGTTACTTACAGGTATTGGCGTTATTACTGACCCAACGTCAAAAGGCGTCTCAGATTCATCTATAGCACAGACATATCAAGCGCCTAGAGATAGCAATAAAGAAGAACAACAAGTTACGTGGAAATCATCACAAGACAGCAGTTTAACGCCGGAATTAAGCACGAAAGCACCAAAAGAATATGATACATCACAACCTTTCACAGACGCCTCTAACGATGTTGGCTTTGATGTGAATGAGTATCATCATGGAGGTGGCGACAATGCAAGCAAAATTAACTAAAAAAGAGTTTATAGAGTGGTTGAAAACTTCTGAGGGAAAACAATTCAATGTGGACTTATGGTATGGATTTCAATGCTTTGATTATGCCAATGCTGGTTGGAAAGTTTTGTTTGGATTACTTCTAAAAGGTTTAGGTGCAAAAGATATACCATTTGCAAACAATTTTGATGGACTAGCTACTATATACCAAAATACGCCGGACTTTTTGGCAAAACCCGGCGATATGGTTGTGTTCGGTAGTAATTACGGTGCAGGATACGGACACGTAGCATGGGTAATTGAAGCAACTTTAGATTATATCATTGTATATGAGCAGAATTGGCTAGGCGGTGGCTGGACTGACGGAATCGAACAACCCGGCTGGGGTTGGGAAAAAGTTACAAGACGACAACATGCTTACGATTTCCCTATGTGGTTTATCCGTCCTAACTTCAAAAGCGAAACAGCTCCACGATCAATACAATCTCCTACGCAAGCATCTAAAAAGGAAACAGCTAAGCCACAACCTAAAGCGGTAGAACTTAAAATTATCAAAGATGTGGTTAAAGGTTATGACCTTCCTAAACGTGGTGGTAATCCTAAGGGTATAATTATTCATAACGACGCAGGAAGCAAAGGGGCAACAGCAGAAGCGTATCGAAACGGATTAGTTAACGCACCTTTATCAAGATTAGAAGCGGGTATTGCGCATAGTTATGTATCAGGTAACACAGTGTGGCAAGCTTTAGATGAATCGCAAGTAGGTTGGCATACTGCTAACCAATTAGGCAATAAATATTATTACGGTATTGAAGTGTGTCAATCAATGGGAGCAGACAATACGACGTTTTTAAAAAATGAACAGGCGACTTTCCAAGAATGCGCTAGATTGTTGAAAAAATGGGGATTACCAGCAAACAGAAATACAATCAGATTGCACAATGAATTTACTTCAACATCATGCCCTCATAGAAGTTCGGTTTTACACACTGGTTTTGATCCAGTAACTCGCGGTCTATTGCCGGAAGATAAACAATTACAACTTAAAGACTACTTTATCAAGCAAATCAGAGTGTATATGGACGGTAAGATACCAGTTGCCACTGTCTCTAATGAGTCAAGCGCTTCAAGTAATACAGTTAAACCAGTTGCGAGTGCATGGAAACGTAATAAATATGGTACTTACTACATGGAAGAAAATGCTAGATTCACAAACGGTAATCAACCAATCACTGTAAGAAAAATAGGACCATTCTTATCATGCCCGGTAGCTTACCAATTCCAACCTGGTGGATATTGTGATTATACAGAAGTGATGTTACAAGATGGTCATGTTTGGGTAGGATATACATGGGAGGGGCAACGTTATTACTTGCCTATTAGAACATGGAATGGTTCTGCCCCACCTAATCAGATATTAGGTGACTTATGGGGAGAAATCAGTTAGAATGACATAGTCATGTCTATTTAAGCAGGTGCGCTACACACCTGCTTTCTATTTACATTTAAAGATAAAATGTGCTATTATTTTACTAGAACTTTTTAACATTTCTCTCAAGATTTAAATGTTGATAACAGGCAGGTACTTCGGTACTTGCCTATTTTTTTATGCAAAAAAACGAAAAAAGTTTATAAAAAGTGTTGCGTATCACGTTTAATCGTGTTATAATAAGGTATACCAGTTGAGAGGAGGATAAAAAGTGTTAGAAAATTTTAAAACTATAGCAGAAATCGCCTTTTATACAATGTCAGCAATTGCCATAGCGAAAACATTGAAAAAAGACGATAAGTAAGTAGACAAGCCCGAAAGGGCTGTCTATATATAAATTCTAACACTAAAATACTATGAAAACAATTTACATTATTTTAATCATTCTTATTTGGATAAACGTGTTTTTAGGCAACGATATAAGTAAAGGTGTTGTTGCACTGTTTGCTACTTTACTGCTTATCAATTTATGGAAGAGGGATAAAAATGACAGCAATAAAAGAAATAATTGAATCAATAGAAAAGTTATTCGAAAAAGAAACGGGATATAAAATTGCTAAAAATTCCGGATTACCATATCAAACTGTGCAAGATTTAAGGAATCGAAAAACATCTTTATCAGATGCCAGATTCAGAACGATAATAAAGTTATACGAGTATCAAAGATTACTTGAAAACAAAGAAGATAAATAGAGGAGCTAAAAATATGTTTGTTACAAAAGAAGAATTTAAAAATTTGAATGTGAAAGAAGTGTTTGAATCAGGTAAAAACTTTATAAAAATTACTGATGGAAGACATGCAATATATTGGGTAAACGATAGATACGTAGTACTTGACCATAAAAAAGGCGATTTATACCCGCAAAAAGCATACCCAAAATATATCAAAAGAAAATTAGTAAGTTAAATAATTAGAAAACCACGTCTTAATTGACGTGGTTATTTTTTTACGTGAATGTTTTGTAACTACTACGGTCTACCGCGTAACACACCATTCATCAAAATTTAAACTGTATCTCATTGATTTTAACTGTGTTGAGAATCTTATTTTTGTTAAACTCTTTAGGTATAAATTCGAATTTAATTACATCAACACTACTTGTAATTAAATCCTCTTTATCTTCAAGTGTTGCTATTTTAAAACCTTTAATCAATAAGTTTTTAACTGTTCTTATTTGTTCTTCATTTAATTTTTCGTCGGTATGTGATTTCGCTTTTTCTTCAATATCTTTTAATAAGTTTTCTGTTTCGTCCATTAACATAAAATATTCTTCGTCTTTGATATATCCTAATGACCAAGACCGTGTATAATTTGCTCTTTGTTCATTTATCTTTCCCTTGTTATCTTCAATATCGTAGCTTTTCTTTTTAGGTACACTTATTTTAAAATTATCCGTTCCTTTTTTGAGTAAGGTGTTTATAAACTCTCTTTCTATTTCACTTTCGTTAAATGATATATTTTTAACTGTGTTGTCCCTATGACATTTGTCACATGAATAACGTCTAACTTCATGAGTTTTACCGTTACCGTATTTCTTTATAGATCTAGATAGGTGTAATTTGCTTTGGCATCGCGGACATTCCAAAACGCCTCTAAATATAGCTTTGTGTTTCGATTTAGTTTTATAAGTACGCTTTTCGATAATATCAATCAGTTTTAAATATTCATCTTCGCTTATAATCGGTTCGTGAGTGTTCTCTATTAATAAGTCTCCGAATTTAGTATGGCCACGCATAACTGGATTTTTTATCCAATTAAGAATCATTTTTCTATTCCATTTCGTTATACCAGGTGGCTTCTTCTTGCTTTCTAACTGCCTAACAACTTCACTCGCACTCTTACCAATCATTAACTTATCTACCATGAAACGAATATATTTAGCATGTTGATTAGGTTTTAATTTATCGTCTATTAAATCGTAACAAAATGGCCGAGCCCTAATATATTTACCACTTCTAACCGCAGCGTGACTACCCATTAAAGAACGCTCTCGTATTGTCTCACGCTCCCACTCTGCCATTGCACCAACCATTGTTATAAATAACTTGCCTATAGCGGAAGTTGTGTCAAATACTTCTGTTGCGCTTTTAAAAGCTATATTGTTTTTTTCGAAAACTTCTAACATTTCCAGTAAGTCTCTAACATTACGTGTTAATCTGTCCAATTTGTATACTAGTACTAAATCGAATTCTTCTAATCTATCAAACAACTTTTGTAATGATGACCTTTCCATTGAACCGCCAGAAACACCCGGGTCTGAAAATACTTCGTATCGATTCCAGTCGTTAACTTCACAAAATGAAATTAACTTTCTTTTTTGTTCGTGGATAGAATACCCTTCATTTGCCTGTTCAGCGCTTGAAACTCTAGTGTAAATTGCTACTTTCATGTGCTCCCTCCTCAAAATTGGCAAAAAAATAATAAGGGTAGGCGGGCTACCCGAAATTTTATTGTTGAATCACTTCACTATTTTGACGTTTGAAATTGTCAAAATCATTTTGTGCTTTCTTCCATGAATTATAATCTTGTCCGTCTTGTACTGCCCATGAACCACCTATACCGGCAGTATGTCCACCATTCTGACGTTTGTTTTCTTCTGTTGCTCTTTTAGCTTCTTGATAAGCGTTATAAGATGTGTCACTTGAAAACTCATCTTTTACTGGCGCATTGTTGTTTTTATTAGAAGCGGGATTATTTTGTGTTTGATTTTGTTTAGGTGCGTTGTTAGTTTGTTGATGATTGTTAACATTTGTGTTGTTCTCGTTGCTTGCTTGATTATTGTTATCGTTTTGATTAGTATTTTCTTTTTTCGCTTCCGCTTTGTCTTTAGTTTCTTTCTTTTTGTTTTTGTTCTCTTTCTTCGTTTCTGTTTTCTTGTTTTCCTCTTTCTTATCGCCGTCGTTGCTACCACATGCACTTAACACTAACGCACTAGCTAAAACTAAATATAATAATCTTTTCATGTTTTATACCCCTTTATTTGCAATTTGTTTTAATAAATCTATGACTTCGTTGTTTTGCTCGATAATTCTATTATTTTGCTTTATTAGTTCGTCTCGTTGAGCTATAGAGACAAAATTTTGTTTTAATTGCGTATCGTAAAATACGAATTTAGCTTGTTTATCTACGTTTGTCGTGAATGTACCTAAACTGTTATAGACTTTCAATAGTGTAGGGTTAATATTTTGCTTTTGATATGCGTAAGTCGTAACGTCGGTAGCTTCTTTGATACCTTGTCCGTTTAAACTTTTTGCTGATTTTGATTCATGAACTTCGTTATTCTCTTTAAAGTCTTCAAAATCACTGAACAGAATATCGATGTCTTTTCCTTCTTTAAAATCATTTAATATCTTTCTTTTTTCATCCGCTGTCATTTTCTTGTACATGTCAATTTTTCTATTGCTTAATTTACTGAACATTTTTGTTTCTGTTAGAATTTCTTTGAAAGTTAATTTATCTCCTGCCATTTTCATTTTCTCCTTCATTCGGTTTATATTAAAATATTAGGAAGAATGATAATTACATTTTTGTCCTATTTGTTATTTTAGAATTCATAACTCTTTGACGCGATTCTTTAGCTTGTTTAACCATATTTTTTTATTTCTCCTTTACTTTTTATAATAAAGCGCCTATATGGCGCTATTAATCAAAAATTCGATAGTTATAAATAACTTTGCCTATCACTTCGATTTCTTCAATAGAATCTAAATCGTAAGAATTTGTTTTAAATTCATCTGAATAGCTTACTGGGTCTAAATGTAGTTTTGTTTCAGTACGTCTCACACGCTTAACTGTATATTCACCACCTAGACGTAATACAAGGATGTCATTGCTGTTAAGTTTATGATCACAAGACTTTCTATAATCATGGACAATTATATAAGAACCGTTAGCAAGTATTTTGTTCATGCTATCACCATTTATTTGTAATGCTATGCATTCACTAGGCTTACGACCATTAAAGGCTACGTCTGGAATATCAAAATCTTTTGTTTCAATTTCGACTGTCTCAAAATTTCCGGCAGAAACTTTTCCATAAAATGGCACTTGATAGTAATGATTAATGTTTTCTAATGGAACAATATCATCTTCTAAACCAATTAAATAATCCATGCTTACACCGAAGTAAGAAGCTAGTTGAGATACAGTTTTCGCTATGGGTTCTGATTTGTTATTTTCCCAATTGGACAATTTACCTTTAGTAAAACTGTTTTTCTTGTCCTTTGAAGGGAATTTTTCATGCAGTTCATCGCTAAGTTGTTGTAAAGTCAAACCTTTTTGCTTCCTTAAATTTCTTATTCTATCTCCAAAAGTCATTTCGTTCTAACTCCTTATTATTATTTATCCCCATGAATTTAATATACACCATGTGTTGTTTATTTACAACACTTATATAAGAAGAAATAAAAAAAGTTATAAAAATACGACAAAAGTGTTGCAAAAGTAAAAAGAGTGGTGTAGTATAATAGACAAGTCGTAAATACACGACTTAGAAAAGAGGTGCGAAAATGAACGGATATAACAAGTTGAAAGGTTTGTTAACAGAAAGAGGCATCAAGAATAAAGATTTAGCCGAATTACTTGATATAAATAGAACAACTGTTAATAAAAAACTAAATCGAACTAATGGGAACGACTTTTCAATGTCAGAAGTAAGAGCAATTTGTTTGTACTTAGATATCAGTGCAGACATATATTTTTTAAACCAAAGTCGTGAAAACACGACAAAAGAAAAACAAACGCTTAAATAGGAGGAAACTGAAATGCAAGAATTACAAACGTTTAATTTTGAAGAATTACCAGTAAGGAAAATTGAAGTGGAAGGAGAACCCTTCTTTTTAGGTAAAGATGTTGCTGAAATTTTAGGGTATGCACGAGCAGATAATGCCATACGCAATCATGTTGATAGCGAAGATAGGCTGATGCACCAAATTAGTGCGTCAGGTCAAAAGAGAAACATGATCATCATCAACGAATCTGGATTATACAGTTTAATCTTTGACGCTTCTAAACAAAGTAAAAACGAAAACATTAGAGAAACCGCTAGGAAATTCAAACGTTGGGTAACTTCGGAAGTTTTACCAACACTAAGAAAAACAGGTGCTTACCAAGTACCTAGCGACCCAATGCAAGCATTGAGATTAATGTTTGAAGCTACAGAACAAACAAAACAAGAAATTAAAAACGTAAAAGATGATGTTATTGATTTGAAAGAAAATCAAAAACTGGATGCGGGAGACTACAATTTCTTAACTAGAACTATCAATCAAAGAGTAGCTCATATCCAAAGGCTACATGCGATAACAAACCAAAAACAACGTAGCGAATTATTCAGGGATATTAATTCAGAAGTTAAAAAGATGACTGGTGCAAGCTCAAGAACGAATGTAAGACAAAAACATTTCAATGATGTAATCGAAATGATTGCTAATTGGTTCCCGTCACAAGCTACGTTATACAGAATTAAGCAAATTGAAATGAAATTCGAAAACGAAATATAGGAGGGCTTAAAAATGAGTGAAGAAATGGCGACTTATTGGTTTAACAAAATGTACGAACTAGGAATTATTCACGAAGTATTAAGGCAGGAGGGAGTTATTAAATGAGTAAAACTTATAAAAGTTACTTAATAGCAGTGCTATGCTTCACAGTCTTAGCGATTGTACTCATGCCGTTTCTATACTTCACTACAGCGTGGTCAATTGCAGGATTCGCAAGTATCGCAGTTTTCATATACTACAAAGAATACTTTTATGAAGAATAAAAAAACTGCTACTTGCGTCAACAAGTAACAGTGACAAACGATTAACAAAATTAATTCATTTTCAATATAAAACGAAACAAGGAGGAAGTCAACTATGACTAAAAATTATAAAGACATGACGCAGGAAGAATTAAGAGGCTTATTATCTGAAAAAACCTCAGAACTGTATGATTTAGCGGAAGAAATTAAGGGAGAAAGCAAATTTGATATTTTACTTTTCTCAGTAATAGGAGTTAGCGACGGAGATTTCATAAAAAGTTCAAGTTCTGCGCTTGGCAACGCTTTTAATCTTGCTGAATTATTGGATAATGCTACTAATTTCGACGATGTCATTAACGCCATTCAAAAACGTAAACTACAAAAATTTCTTGCTATAGATAACAACAAGGAGGACTAAAACAATGTATTACAAAACGGGTGACGTATGTCAAAAAATAATTAATGTAGATGGCTTTGATTTTCGATTAAGAGTTAAGAAACGAGCGTATAGCGTCGAAATAGTTGTTTTAGATCATGAAGGAAATTCAATTGACGGGTTACTAGTTTCTGATGAGAACGATCTATACACAGCTTTAGATATTTTGAAACAAAGTATTTATGAATGGATTGAAAATAACACAGACGAACAGGACAGATTAATTAACTTAGTCATGAGATGGTAGGAGGTCGCTATGAAGCAGACTGTAACTTATATCATTCGTCATAGGGATATGCCAATTTATATAACTAACAAACCAACCGATAACAATTCAGATATTAGTTACTCCACAAATAGAAATAGAGCTAGGGAGTTTAACGGTATGGAAGAAGCGAGTATCAATATGGATTATCACAAAGCAATCAAGAAAACAGTGACAGAAACTATTGAGTACGAGGAGGTAGAACATGACTGAACAAACTAATCAAGATGTCGATATTTTAACGCAACTAGGTGTAAAAGACATCAGCAAACAAAATGCAAACAAGTTTTATAAATTTGCGATATACGGCAAGTTCGGTACTGGTAAAACTACGTTTTTAACAAAAGATAACAATGCCTTAGTACTAGATATAAATGAGGACGGAACAACGGTAACAGAAGATGGGGCAGTTGTGCAGATTAAGAATTATAAGCATTTTAGTGCAGTGATTAAAATGCTGCCTAAAATTATTGAACAACTAAGAGAAAACGGAAAACAAATTGATGTTGTAGTGATTGAAACAATCCAAAAGTTACGTGATATCACTATGGACGACATCATGGACGGTAAATCAAAGAAACCGACATTTAATGATTGGGGCGAGTGTGCTACACGCATTGTAAGTATTTATCGTTATATTTCTAAATTACAAGAACATTATCAATTTCATCTTGCTATAAGCGGACACGAGGGCATTAACAAAGACAAAGATGATGAGGGAAGTACTATCAATCCAACAATCACGATAGAGGCACAAGACCAAATAAAAAAAGCAGTCATCAGTCAATCTGACGTGTTAGCAAGAATGACAATAGAAGAACATGAGCAAGACGGCGAAAAAACTTATCAATATGTACTTAACGCTGAACCATCAAATTTATTCGAGACAAAGATAAGACACTCAAGCAACATCAAAATTAACAACAAACGTTTCATTAATCCAAGTATTAACGATGTTGTACAAGCAATTAGAAATGGTAATTAAAAATTAATTAAAAGGACGGTATAAAAATTATGAAAATCACAGGACAAGCGCAATTTACTAAAGAAACAAATCAAGAAAAGTTTTATAA